GTCCCACCTTGGGGTCGTATCTACACAACTTTCATAACGTATTAGAGGCCCGCTATATATTAACCACCCAAGTGACATAAAACACTTTCACGCCGTAGTTGTTTAAGCGTGGGTTAGGGTGTGGCTGTGGCATTCCTTCATTCACCTATACAAGTTAGGTTTTTGAATTGGAATGACACTGTGCAGTGCAACAAGTTGCATCACACAAAGCATACTGGTGAACAGCACAGACTAACAATGTATGTAGACATTGGGAGCTTGTACATGCATGCTTACCGCTGCTACGTTTACTATAGCATATCACGACGTACTAAATCAATAAAGACCTGATGGTGCAAGACCATACCTATCTCCAGAGTGTCCCTTAACATGTTTTCATAGAACAGGCAATCCGATTCGGTAAGACCGTATCGTTGCTCAAAGAAAGCGTATGTTTCAGCACAGCACTCATGACTGCGTGCAGCCATTGATTTGTATTCGTAATGACGTTGTCGGTGAACCTTACCTTTCCCTACACGGTCCAGTAAAGTATCAACAACGACACGCAGTATCGGTACAAAAGAACAGGATGCTCGAATACTTAAGAGCGTCCCCCTTAACCAAGGTTTGTAATCACCAAACTTATTCATTGACTGAAATGTTTTAGCTAATACACGACCTATCTTTGGTCCCAATACCATGCCATCTGTGGTTGGATAAAACAAACCACTGCAAAAATCTATATCTGGTGCAAGCACCGGATCTAAATCCCCTTCTCTATACCACTCGCACACAGCTTGAATGTTGTCAGTATAAATGACTGCATCATCACCGTGCACTAAAGCACCATAAACGTTCGGACATGATTCAAGCAAAACCAAATGTATTCTACTGTTGCCAGCAGATGTATCACCATCACCTGAGTTTACTTGAGCCATGCGTTTATATCTAATTCCATTTTGAGTTTTACCTTGCTGAATGGAATGGCGGTTTTTGAAGGCAAGCACTGTTTCTTTAGGTGCACCAATGGTCTTGTACTCTAAGTGCAAGCACTGTAATGGTGAAGGACCTATGCTCCTATCGAAACGTTTGCAATCTATGGCATACCAACATGAGTCATTAGCTTGTATTCTGTATGGTATGTTTTCATAACAATCTCCAATTTGTTCTGATGACATACCTCCTGTATATACGAAATTTGACTCTGGTCCATAAACTTGCTTTAAGACTTGCCCGTATCTCCAAGTAAATGGTCCTGTGTCAACCTTCACGGCTATTGACCTGCCTTGTATCAAACGAGGCACTCTGTCGGTTTTTGTTGTTATTCCGTCAACACACTCTACATGCTTTTCCCGCTTTATAAAAGCCTTAATAACGAGCTCCTTTCCTGCGCTCGCACCAATTGACTTGGCGTTCTTAATTAAACCCCTAGCTCTTGTTGGTAAGTGTGCTAACCATTTTTCAAAGTCCGGACAGACCACATTTGGCATCGACCTTGAATTGGACCACATCTCAGCCCATTTTTGATTAGTTTTGGTGCACCTGCTTGTTACGCGTGAACATATGGCTGCTCTTTCGTTACACAAACATGCGCGATGGCATCTAACTTCAACTGACTCGACTCGTAATGCTGAAAATTGTATTGATGGTTTAGAATCAATACAAGCACACTTGTCTTTAAGTTTTATCGCCTCAGGCATACGAAGTTTGCAGTGCTCTGCTAATTCTTCATTATCCCTTAAGCCGAATTCATCAACACATTGATTAACACTACTCATTTCACTTGCTCGTCCATCAATACAACCTGGAAACAGCCTTCCCATCTGTCTCATAATACCAGCTGCCAATAGCCCGACACCATCACATGTGCGTTCATTGGTAGGTTGGTTGGTATGTATTGCTAAGCAATTCCATAAGTAGTGAAAGATAGTAGCATACATGATAGGCATTCTAGCGGATGACCAGTGCATCAGAGCTGTGAAAAGATACCTCTTATCAAAGTTCAAACGCATAAGTTCAGCCATTATTACGCCATAAGGCGCCATGTAATGTGTTCTCTTTAACAATTCCTCAGCCGCTGCGCCGAGGACAAGTGCTGGTTGCGCAACTATACTTCTTGCGTCCCATGATTGGTCCCACCTATCTTCAGGCAATCCATTATTATTTCTAAGAGTGGGTTGCGTCATTTGGGTGGATTGGTTCTTGGTTAATCGTCCACTAATAATTTTAAGCGAGCAGAATCTTATTAAAAATTTTACCAGCATTCTAATTATCATCACACCTGCAAAGTACTTAGTAGCACCAAGTAATCCTTTTGTGTTCATTAAAGTTTTGATCAATGTCTGACCCCCAATCGTGTTAAACAATTTGCGTCCAGCAGTAGTGTTTACGATCCACGTGAGCGGTAGCGCTAATGCGCTCATGCCCTTATTTGTTACAGCCTGAACCCGACCCTCAAACATTTTGTATAAGCTACTCATACCTATTCTCATCAGATAAGAACCTTTGTCACCAAAGTTTCTATCAGCTAATATAACTGAATGCCCCAGCATTGCCAACACCGTGGCTCTGCCTAGCAACCAGGTGCACCATCTATTAAAGGAATATGAACCACTCCAAGCCATTGCAGCTTCCTCATTAATTGATAATGCACCAGGTATTAGTTGTCTATACATCATGCTTTCTAGCTCTTGGCTATGTGTCATCGCTATGAATGCCAGTTTCGAAGCAGTTATACCTGCCAGTCTATCTGGTACCAAAGGATGCTCACGCACCAATACGCCAGCGTGTCTTACTAAGTCTCTCAACAGAGCTGCGTCGCGCGTACGCCCGGTAGCTCTCGAAGAAAGTTTATCTACT